GTTGTTTTTTGTGAATATTGGCATAAAGTCCAGATTTCATATATCCCCCCCTTTTTTATTTAAGCCGCAATTGAAAAATTGTAGAGTCTATCTGATCCGCTATTTCATCTATAAGGTTTTGTATCTCGCTATCTTGAGGCAACAAAGTTCTTGTTTGAGCTACATAGTCTTTTAATCCCTGCAATTCATCCATTCCATTGTCTGCTGGGTGGTAATAAGCTTCAGGGAATTTAGGAGTTAAATCGTATTTACCGATCATGGCCTCGGCTACCGAGTCCGCTAATTCTTGAAGGTTTGTGTAAAACTCCCCTAAAGCTTTGTGCTCGGCATAGGATTTAGTTGTCCAATGCAATAAATGGGTGTTGGTTACCCCGTGGAGTAAAGTTAAGAGAAAATCACCTATTACATCCATTATTTCACCTCTATTAGGTTGTTTTCAAAAAGATAAGCAATGGTTCTACGATGAGCCATCTCCCACAAATCAATTTTTTCCTGTTTATCTAGTTTATTGCTTTGGTCAATTGACATATGGCAGTTGTAGCAAAGGGCAGCGATACGGTAATCGTGGCTCTTAAGCCCCCTGCCTTTTCCATCTCGAAGTTGGTTTGAGTGTGCCCCAACAACGGTTCCATCATCAATTTGGCAGATTTGACAAGGCAATTCTCGCATAAGTTTGAGTAATTTGGGATTTCTGTACATTTACAATCCATTCTTAATTTCAACACGTTTGTTGTATTCTAGAACCTTAAATACTTCTATTTTAAGCTTGGCAGCGTCAAGCATATATCTAAGATGCTCTTTGGTGTTTTCAGCGGTTCTAAGGGCTTCTAACAGGCTTACATAGTCCCTGTGAGCATAAGCAAACTGTTCTTTGGCTCCTAATGAACCTACTTCTTCACCCATCAATTCTGCTTTCTTGGTTTTTAGGTATCTCTCCAAGTAATTAGCTTCAGCAACAGCCTGGGCATAGTTTTTAGACTCTATTTGGATGTATTCGATAGCTTTAATGGGGTTTATTTCATTTTCCATGACCACCCCCCCCTCTTTTTCTCCACCCCGTGTTTTTATTCATGGTGTCCTCCAAAAAAATCAACTGGCACATTGTTGTGGATAGGGTTTGGATCGTCAAAATCACCCAATTTATGAGTAGAAAGCCACAAAGCAAAACCATCCACTACCCACATTCCAAATTCATTTTGGACTAAAAAATCAGTCATTTGTTTCCTTGAATTGTTTATTCAATTTTCATATCGTAAAGAGTTAAAAGAGCTAAGAAATGTTCTAGTGGTGGTTTACTTGCTCCAATTTCCCATTGAGACACAGATACACGGGAACAACCTATAAATGAAGCAACTTGATGTTGTTTTAATTTTAAATCTTCTCTTTTTTTCTTTAATAAAAGGCCAATATCTTCAGCTTTCATTTTTTGATCTTTTGCTCTAATTTTGAATGCCATATCTTTTATATGCTCATCAGTAACTATATTTTCGTAAACATAATCACACATCTTTGCACACTCTTCACGTTCATAATGTGCAATTAGTTTGGCAAATTCATATAAAGGCATCATGTTTGTAGCAGGGTTATCCCATCCACATTTTTTAGCTATTTGAATGATTTCTTCTTTAGTCATTTTTTTCAATGTTTAGTAATTTCAAATATTTGATCCAAAGCATAAAGCTTTTTAACTTCTTCTAAAGAAGGATATTTCATTGTGTGTTCTTCGCCCATCATGGCATTAAAAGTTTTTATTTTGTATTCCTTCAGAACAAGTCCAGCAAATTCAAGTTCTGCTTTAGAAACCTTTTCCATAATTTCTAAGGCGCAGATCAAGTCTGTTTTTTCTTTGTCTGTTAAATCGAAATTCTCAGCTTGCTTTTCAATTAATTCTTTATTCATTTTGATTCCTCGTTTAATACATTTTTCCAAACATAGTGGTGGTGCATATCAACAACACAACTCATTGGGCTACCAATAAGACTACAGTCCATTTGTTCTTCTTCGTTATAAAATATACATCCTTCACAACCATTGTCGTGATCAACGGATATTCCTTTTACCAATTTAATACGAACGTGTTTTAATTTGTCGCCAGAATAATTAAACAATTTTTCTTTTATATCAATCATTGGTTACTTTCTTTAGTCATTCCAATACCTCAATTGTTACTTTTACCTTAACTACTTTATGAGTCCCAGGTTTCTCAAATATTACACAAGTCATTGCATCCATTTTTCTGCGAAACAACAAATAAGGTATTTCATCGACAAAAGGTTTAACTAATTGCCCACCTTTTTTGATAATTGCAAACCTTTCACACATTATTTTTTTCATTAGAAGTTCTCATTGATAAGTTTCATTAAACCTTTGTTAAGGTCACCATCCCCATATTCAATTAACAATTTCACTTGTATTGGATTGGGGTCAATCATTACACCCATGCCTATTTTCTGTTTAGGTCTACCCGCCCCTTTTCTTTTACCCCCCCAGTTTTCATTTCGCACCCCCGTAAACCACCAAGGCTTACCCTTTTGTTTGATCTTGTCTACCAAGTCGAAGTCAAGCATTTAACTTCTCCAAAGCAAGCCAAACCAATGCTGCCACCGCAATGATGATTGCCGCCCAAAAGAACAACAAAACAATAGTCCAGAAAATACTCATTCTGCCTCCTTGATCAATACCTCAATAAATGGCTCTCCATATACTTTGGTTGAATGTAACTCAATTATCTGTCGGTCGTCAACATAAATAATTCCGTTGCAAGAGTCCATGATCTGCTTACAAAAATTATCAATGTCTCCACGGGTAATGGGCTTCTCTGAGCCATTTAAACAAGCTTCCCTGCGCTTTTTACTATAAGAGGGTGGAATTGCTAGGCTGATGTAAATAAACGCTTCTAAAGCCGTTTCTAGCGGTTTTGATGCCCCCATAGCAATTGATGCAATCTGTTTGATAGTGTCTTCGTTTGTTTTGGTCTTGGCATCTGTATAAGTACGAACAAATTTACCCATCCGAGCAAACCGAGGTCTACCTTTGGGTACTGGAGTTCCTTCTACCTTAAATGTGATTTGAAACATTCAATTCCTTGATTCTTTGAGCCACCGCTTTACCAATGCCCTTATAGATGCCAGTAGGATGCTTTTCCATCTCCATTACTTGATGCCTGGCATGATCTACCCAACCTTCTATGAGAGCCAATTTGGCGTAGTGCTCAATAAATATCTGAGGGTCCAGTAATCCAAGGGGGGTTAAAGTTTCTGTTTGTGTCATCTAAAAACCCTGTTTGAATTAATTTATGCTCAAGATTGGTTAGATTATTAAGGTCCCCCGTAACAATTAGGGCCTCTGTTATTTTGGTAACGGGTTGCACCATTCCAAATTTCACGTTGTTTAAGATTTGGTTTGCTTCTTCATAATTCATTGTTAGTTCCTTTAGACATAGTTACTCCTAGGGTGATAAGAGGGATTCTTATCGGCCTTCTCCAGGTCATTTATTGTTTCTAAGACACAAATGGCCCCAAGTGCGCTGGACGGATTAATTCGCTTATACACAAAGGCTAGTTTCACCTGAGTTCCTTTGTGCTTTAGTAGTCGCTTAATCAACGCTACTCGCTTTTTACTCTGGGGTGAACAGAGTGCGGTGTTTTCTCCTAGGCAGTCCATGCAGACTCTCTTCTTTCGTGTAGGGTACGGAAGTGTGGAAACAAAAAAAAGGCCACTAGAGTTAAGTACCTTGGTGGAAACCCCGTTGTTACAGGGCAAGATACTTACTTTAATGGCCTTCAATCTGTTGTTTTCCACGACAACGATGAATGTATTATACCGAGATTAGTTTCTTTTTCAATTCCTGTAATTTTTTTCTTATTTCTTCAGGCATTTCTATTGCCTCTTTCCTATCCTCTTCGATCTTCTTGAGTGCAGGGTCTTTGTATCCAACAGTCACCGTGATCTCCATCTCAGGAACCTCGGCTCCATCCCACCGTTCTTGATTTAAATAAACAAGGGGAGCTGGAATAAAGTTACCGTCTGATTTACGCCACATATCTGTCGTTTTCAGCCAGGTAACGTGTTTATGTATCTGTTTCCAATCCTTGTCTAGCCCCTTAGACTTCCATTTCTTCTCACAAATAGACTTAGAGGCTTTACGTGGGCTTTTAGGCCACACTTCCCAGAACAGTTCAAAGCAACTTTTATCCATTTTTATTACTCATTTCATATTGATCGTAAACTTCTTTACGTCTAGCCTTCTGCTCATCACTAGACCACCACTTCCAGGCAGTAAAAGGGTCATATTGAGCCTCAAATTCTTGCAGCCATATAGCTCTAAAACGCTTAATCATCTCTTTGTCCTCACGTTCTAGGCGTATTAATTCTTCTTTGGTAAGAACCATTCAGGTCTCAATTCTTTGAGTTGATAGAGGCGCAAAGGGGGAATCTGCTCCTTTTTCTCCCACTTATAAACAGCAGGAGGTGATATTTTTAGGATTCGTGCCACTTGGTACAGGGTGGCGTGCTGTTTGAGTTCGGTTATAGTCATGTTGTGTATAGTACACATAAATCTATTAAATGTAAATAACATAGTAAACCGTAGGGTTAATGGTTGCATTGGTTTATTAGACTATGGTATAGTCCATACATCTTAACAAGGAGTCGATATGAAAGAAGTTAATTTTAAATCTTTGGTAATCGTTGGCGGTAATTGGACAGATACTTCTGATGCTTATATTGAGTCAGGGTACTATGAAGATGGTACTGAGATTGAAGATAGTGTTTTAGATGAGTTGACCAATGAGTGTGATCTTTCCCAAATGTTATTTGATCGGGGATAAAAATGTTTAAAGCTGTAGCAAAATACTTTCCTACAAATGCACTTTTATCCATGCCAGTTGGCTTTGGTGAAGGAAACACCTGGTTAGAAGCCTTGGTGGCTTGTTTTGAAGACATTGTTTATCAAGACACGGAAAATGATTTGTCTGATTTAGATAAAGATTGTGAAATCATCATAAATTTTGGCAATAAAGTAGCAAGAATCCCCGTCATTTGGTTAAGGAACTAAAAATGAAATTATTTGATTTGATTGAAACTGAAAAAGCATTGAAAGCTTTGGTAAATGCCAATGTCCATGACATAGAAACAATGCGAAGATTGCAATTGGAAGCAGTTAGACCTATGGTCAAACTTTATGTAGAAATAATTGGACATAGTCAAAAGGAAATTGAAATTGAAACAGTTTAAGTACATCGAGCAATTCAAGCCCGTTCAATTTACTGAAGATGAAGAGTTCATTCAGGATTTACTCTTAGACAATAAAACGTATCACTATGATACATTCGAGTTAGTTGCTAGTTATGTGTTTGCAATTTGTGTAGTTGTATTTTTAATTTGGAGGTTACTATGAAAGTTAAAGCAATGTTTGGAGACTTTGTAAGTCAATACAAAAGTCAGTCAGCGAATGATTTGTATTGTGCTTACTGTATATCGATCAAGACTACCAATGTGAGGTGTTGCGATGACAATCATTTCATTGCATTCAAGCAGTTTGACGATGCAACACAAACAAATATAATTGAAGAAGAATATAGAACTATGTATGGAGTTGCAGCATGAATGTATATCAAAAACTTAATCTTGCTAGACAAGACTTCCACAGCTCAAAGATTAAAAAAACTGGGATTAATAAATTTGCTAATTACACATACTTTGAATTGGGAGACTTTATTGTCCCTGCAATCAAGATATTTAAAGACCACGGTTTAATAGGGATCGTATCTTATGGAAAAGAAATTGCTGAACTTAGGATTATCAATGAAGACAATCCTGAAGAACAAATTACTATAACCTCTCCCATGTCTGAGGCAGCATTAAAGGGTTGTCATCCCGTCCAAAATCTGGGTGCAGTCGAAACCTACATTCGGAGGTATTTGTGGGTAAGTGCGCTTGAGATTGTTGAGCACGATGCCCTAGACATGACCACAGGCAAAGACACGCCTAAAGATGCACCCAAGCATAAACCCACCGATGGTGCGATAGTAACTGAAGAGCAAAAAATAATTGTCAGAGATGTTGCAATGGAAATCATTGATCATTTCAACAAAGATGACATTGTTGGAGCATATGAAGAATATCTTGGTTTAACTGATCCAGAAGAAAAACAATTTCTTTTTACTCTTCTGGATTCAAAAGTTAGAAGAGCACTCAAAGAACATCAAACATTATTAAGGAATCAAAATGCAAGTTAAAATTCAATGGATAGACGGTCAATATCCTTCATTCAATGTAATGGTCTCATCAAAAGAGGGTATGGACCCCTTCATTACCATTAAAGGGTGCGATATAAAAACAGGTATTAATGGAGAATTTATTGGTTATCCATCTAAAAAAACCAATGATGGAAAGTACTTTAGGTTTATGTATGGGTCAGACAAATTTAATGCAATTGTTATGGAACAAGCTAAATTAGCTAAACCAGAGCGGTCTATCAATGAGCCTACTAGGCGTGGAAAAACAACTGACTTTTCAGATGACATCCCAGATGATATTAAATTCTAAGGACTATTATGCTTACACATTTATTTGGAACCCTACCCAAGTTTCTGCACCGCAAAGAGGCCGTAGAAACCTCTGTTCAAGCAGCATATGCCGTAGATAGCAAGACCCTTGAAAAACTTGTTTATGAGGTCATTAGGAGCCATCCAGAGGGGTGTATATCTGATGAGGTACTTGGTGAGCTTAAAGGGCTACCCTATGGCAGTATAACCGCCCGTTATAAGGCTTTGAAGACCAAGAAGCTCATTGAAGTGGTAGGAACCAAGATAGGACATTCTGGGAAAGCTCAGGGAATAATGAGGGCAATATGACTGAAGAAAACCATTTACTAAACTTTATTAAGATTCAAAGCGATACGATTGTTGCTCTGAACGATCTACTTAGAATGTTGACAATGCCAAAAATAACCAAAGAACCACGTTGGAAAGAATGGCGTGGGCTGAACAATGAGGAGTATCAGTATTGCGTTGAACTTAAAAACCCCAAAGCAATTGTTGAAGAAGTTGAAGCCAAACTCAAGCAAAAAAACACATAAAAAAAGGGAGAGGAATTACCCTCTCCCGAACTTCTTTGCATTTAAGAAAGGACAGCAACTGCTTGATCTGTCCGTTTTATTCTATCATCAAGACCAATAGTCCCCCCATTAATTTTCTTGGTTAACCCTATCCAATCCTGAGCTTCTGCCAAAGCATTACAGTTGTGGGTAGACCAAAACCACCCTCCCGTCATTGCAGCATATTGGGGGGTAGCTACTAAATCAGGGTTTATTACAAAATCCACTCCACAAGACTGACTAGCATGATAGTAATTAGAATGACCAGTAAGCTGGATACAGCCCCGTCCTTTAAATCTATACCCATCACCCGATGCTTCATCTCTGTTGCCCATGCGGTTGCTGTAGACCATGTTGGCAATTTTTTTAGGATTTTTTTCATAGGAATTGGCTATTTCTAGTGTTGGAAAGCGTTTAGGCCACAACTTCATTAGTGTTGCAGCACGATAATTAAGGTTTTCTTCTAAAGTACGGAAATTACCGCACTCATGGGCACATTGGCCTATAAAAGCAGCCTGTTGTCTAACCGAGACAATATTGAACTTTGCAAAAGTGTCGTTCAAGGCAGAGACCCATTCGACTCCTATACCCAGGCGTTGAAGTTGTTCAAGGTTTACCATTAACAGTTTCCCTCACTTGGTTGTAAGAATCAATACAGGCGTTTAATTGGGCAGTATTCCTATCACCTTGGGCGACTATTTCTGCAATTGCTTGGAGGGTTGCTCGCTCGGCATCAGAAGCTTGGTCAGTCGATCCGTCAGGTTTACTTGTTGTTTCTGGGCTATTTGTGGGGGCAATGGAGGTATTTGTGGGGGCTTGAACGCAACTTGGGGTGGGGAGGCGCACCCTCCCAGAACGAATAGCACGATCAAGAGCAGTTTGTTTTTCAGCGATACCATTGTTGGCCTCCAAAAGTTTACTAGATTGTTCATTCAGTTTCACATTCATTTCTTGTTCTTTAGTCCTAGACTCTTCATTCTTGATGGCAATTTCTGCTTGCATTTCAGCATCTCTTTGGTTCCATCCTTTGTGATGACCATAAAAGAAAGTACTGATCACAAAAATGATCACACCAATAATTACCCAAGGATTAGGAATCATAGAGCCTCCAATTTAGCTACTGCTCTTTCGTTGGCTATCTCTTCTTTACTCGGGTCTATATAGTCTGGGGGCGTTGTGGGTGGTGGAGGTGCTCTCCACTCCTCATCCAGTTTAGGATTCACAAACCCCATGAAATTAAAGTCTGGCATTCCACTACTGGAAACAGGTGGAGGAGGTGTTATTTGAGGCGTAGGTGGTGTAGGAGGTGGAGAAATCTTATCTGCAACTGCCTGAACACCCTTTCTGGTCATTACTCCACCAATACCTCCAACAATTAACAAGACAATATCGTTGAGCATTTTACTGAATGCCATGTCGATAGGAGCCATAGACTTGATGGGCTGCACTACAAAAGCCAGGCTATAGAGCATGAACATCACAATACCTGCCAAGATGATGGTCACTATGATGACCACCGTAGCCCATACACGGACTTCTATTTCTTCACTTGTCAGTAGGCGTTGGATTTGGAACTTGTGGGACAACTTGTTTCTCCAATATGGGTGCTACTAAATAATCAGGACAGTCTTGGCTAAATAGGCAATCAGGACGTTGGCATCTTTTTGCAGGAAAGTTTTTAGGGTCTTGACAAAAATATCTATAGCGGTCTTCACATCCCATTAACAACAAAAATATTAAGCATATCAGGCGTTTCATTTTGGTTCTAATTTTTTAATTAGTTTTTGAACTTTAATTTCAGTTTGTCTAATGTCCATATACATCCACATCAAAACGGGCATAAAAAACATGATAATACATAGCAAAACCACAATGACTATGACGTAGAAGGAATCATCGCCAGAATCGTTAGCCACACCCACAGGATCACCATTGTTGTTGCTATTCCCACCGTAATTCTGAACTGGATTTTGTCGATAACCTGTCTTCGTTGCCATGCCAACATCCTTTTTTTGTCCAACTCCTCCTTACGGGCTAATTGTTGTTGGTTAGCAATGTGTCCAATCATTGCGTTAACTCTGCTATACAAATCTTTCATTTCTGATGGAACATGGTAGACCATATATTCCCTGAGTTCATCATTTAACTTTTCCATTTGCAAATTGGCAATAACTAGTTTAATTGCAATGTCTTGGCCTTCCTCATTGCTTACCGTTGCAGATAAAGCCTCTTGTTCTTCCATATAAGCTTTGAGGCCGTTGTATGCGTGGAAAAACTTGGTTAAAGCATCTGCTACATCTGCATAAATCTGGTTCTCATCAAACTCAGGAGCCTTTTGTTTTACCTTTTTAACTGGCTTTTCAACGGATTTTTGTTGAATTACTTCTTTTTTGCCACTAAAAAGACTTGTTAAGAAACCCCAAACTCCTTTGACATCTTTTTGTACAGATTTAACGTCTTTGATAACGCCATCAATTTCTTTCTTGGCATCAACAACAAACTGCCTACCCTCTTTGTACATCTCGCATGATTGCTTGACAAGCTTAAAAGCCCCAGAAGCAAGTGCAACAAGTGTAAAGGGATCAATTTTACTTACCCTTGAAGTATTCCGAAAGAAAGGTAATAGCCCCTAGAATGCCCACTATCCAAATTATAGGTTTGGCAATGACAGATATCCATCCAAGCACTTTAAACGCCCCTTGGACCGCATCAAAGCCATCTACAAGGGCTTTAGTATTGTTGTCAATCTTGTCTACCTTTAATTCGACTGCACATAATCTAGCGTAAATTTGTTCGTGAGTAATGTCATCCATGATTACCTCATACCTGGTGGTGCAATTGCCGATCCGCTAGTAGGCATTTTTTGCAATTCTTGTAACAATAAATTCTTGTATTCAGGATTTTTAGTAGATTTTAACTTTTGCACTAATTCTCTTTGATAAGAAGGATTACCTGCGGTTACATAACTACTACCCAAATTGCCTAATTCTTCAGCCTTATTGGTAAAGATGTCAGGCGATACACCCAAGTCTTTAATTGCTTTAGATGCTTTAGCCATAGCCTCTTGGCCTTTTTCAGACCCTGCAAGACCCAATAAAGCAGCAATTCCACCTGTACTAGCCAACATTCCCAATGATGCATTGCCTCTAATAAAGTTAGGAACAGTTGCTTCTCTAGGAAAACTACCACCTCTTCCAACCTCATTCACCGTAGGCCCTTTTAATCTTTCTTCTTTTACGGCTTGAGTAACATCTTTGTAAGATTGATTTGTTCTACCAAATGTACGCAACCAATTTTCTTCTGCCTCTGGACCCATTTGTCCTTGATACCAGTTGTATCCACCTTTGCCAATTACATCACTTCCTTGTTTATTTTTAAATTCTTTAGTCCCACCTTTTTTAGTCTTAAATTCCATGTAATTAGGAATTCTTCCTTCAGGAATTTCTGGTGTAGGTTTAATTGGTCCTACAAATTCATTAGCTGTAGGTTTTAAAGGAGTAGCAGATTCTGTAATGTCATTAAGTTGTCTTGCTTTCATTAAAATTCTTTTTTCGTTGTCATTTAAAGAATTCTGATGCGTTGTTACTAAATTTTCACTTTGTGCAGGTGGAGTTGTAGAAGTAACGCCAGATTCTTGGGTAACTATTTTTGCTGTTGCTTCTTGCTCTGGAGTACTTACTAAAGCAGGTGCATCAGCATAAGGGCGAGGTCTTCCTTCTTTATCGGCCTTGTTGTTTTCACTTTGCATCAAGGTTTTGACAATTTGTGAATTATCAAGTGGACCATTTGTTAAATTTTCTAAACCTGTAACACCTTGGTAACCTGTAGTTGATTTAGCAAAATCAGGCAAAGGACCAGTAGTGCCTGTTTTAGAAACATCAAACTGTGGCTCATGCGGTGTAGGTTGTGTAACCGCAGCAGCGTTTGCTTTGTCAAAATCAAAAGTAGGTTCAATTCTTTTAATATCTCTTTCAGATATAGACAAACCTTTTTTCTTTCCTAATTGATAAATACCAGCAGCACCCAATCCAAGTCCTAATGCCGCTGCACCTCCACCTAACATATAAGGTGTTAAATTGTTTGTATCAATTGAACTTTGAGCTTTAGGAGCACCAATGTCTTTTTTTAATTCTTGAGCTTGGTTTTTTAAAGCATTGATATCAATAGAAGGTGCGGTTATTGCATTGGTTGGTAAAGATGGGGTTTGTAAACTAGGTGTTTGCAGAGTAGGTGATTTAAAACCTGGTGGCAGAATTGCACCATTATTTTGTGCTGAACTTGGAACAGGAGCAGTTAATTCCTGTTTAATCACAGCTCTTTCAATTTGCTTTTCTTCTTTTTTAATTTGTTTTAAAGGCTCTGAAACAACATCAGATTCAATAACAAATGGATTAAATCGATCATCTTGCATTTAGTGGCTCCCATTGACCCTTGCGATATATTTCAGGGCGGTGCGTTGATGGATTAGCTGAAATGTCACCTTCTTTAAGTGTAGGAGCTTTTCCAGATAGAACTGAATTCATTCTTGAATCATACAAATGATTGATGCCTTTTAAAGTATTGGTATTTGCAAACTCTTCTGCCAATTGATCTCTACTACCTACCCGTCCATTATTTTCATTTATTTTTCTATATAAAAATGATTCCCAATAAGCAGTAATTGCTGCGTTCTTTTTGCCTTGCTCATCTTGCAACAATAAATTTTTTCTTCCCGTCAATAATGGGTCATACATTTTGTTTACAGGAACAGTACCAGGAGCTTTATTTTCCAAATCAAGGGTAGATGCTACAGAATTAATTTCATTTGTTAATGATAAATATCTTTGCAAATCTTGAAATTCTTGTGGGGTATTTATTTTTGAACCAATAATTGATTCAACTTTATTTCTAAATTGTTGTTGAATTTGATTTGTTGTACCCGCTGAACTAGCTGCTTCTGCTCCTGTAGTTTGATTTACCGTAATTCCATTTGTTGCAGAATTAGATATACCACCACTAATGTTTGCATTTAAAGATGGGGCAATACTACCACCAGGACCTAATTGATTAGGGCCAAATCCTCCTCCAAATGAACCACCAATTTTATTGGCATTGGTATCACTTGTTTGAACACCCGCAGCATTACCACCTCTTAAACCACTAGATAAATTTTGATTTAAAGTAATATATTGTTGATTAGCTTGATACAAATCTTTAAATTCTTCAGGCTTTAGTGTAGAGATTGCATCTACCCAAGAATTTGTCAATTTTCCATTGGCATCTCTTTTAGTAAATAATTCTGTTCTATTTTTTAAAAGATTAGCGTAACCAGCAGCTTTAGCACCTACATCAGCAGCGGTTTGATATTGTTGCAAAACAATCTTAGGTGCTCCTGTCATAGCAAGTTGTGCTAATTCAGATGCGCCTTTATAACGTGCATCTTGAAGAGCAGTAGTATCTCTTCTATTTATGAAATACCCGCCTTTTTTTTCAATGTCATTAATTAATTGTGGATCAATAGGAGTTAATGCTCCATTTTTATCTTTTGAAAAATAACGGCCAGTAAAACCTACTAGGTTATATTCTTTAACTGCATAACCATGAGTAGGAGAATATGCTTCTTCGTATTCTTTTGGACCACCGTTATAGTATTTGAATGCTCCTTTTATGTCATTTGTTAAAAGACTCATCAAAACGCCATCCCATTGTGTTTGGGTATTTATATGGGCTGTTTTATCTATATCATTTTTCTTAACAATGACATCGCTAACTTTTTGGTTGTTTTCAGCATTTGGATTTGTAACCCAATTTCTCATGGTCTGAACAGCATCTGTACTTTGTTTATCTAATGGATTAGAAGTATCAGGTGTAGTCAACGTATTGATTACAGATTGTTCAGAAATCTTAGGCGTAGGAGGTATTGGAGCCAACGAACGAACATTATCAGGAGTTACAGTTGACAACTGCACAGGTGCAGGGATTGCGCCTGGTATTGGTTTTTCTAATACTTCAGCCATAAAAACCTCTTAGTTATTTAAAAAATGACCAAATGAAATGTCATTGTTTGGTTGTGGATTATTTATACCAAATGCTGAGACAGGTTTTTGCATGGTATTGTAAGCATTCATTACATTACCTTGTGAAAGCTGACTACCCGCTGAAGAAAATTGATTAAATGCATTTTTTGCAGGTTGAATTTGACGGTCAAAATATTCACTTAAATTTTTTGGTGGTTCAATAGGTTTACCTGATGCATCAGTTGTCTCTAGTGGTGGCTCAACGCCAGGGCTAAAATCTCTTGTACCTGTTACTCTATTAAATCCTGCATAGGACGCCCAATCTCCAAAAGAATTTGGGCTTTTAAATTGAAAAGAATAATCATTCATCTGCCTGTCCCAGCCATAAAGTTCATACCAGAACCAGAAGTGTTACTTCCAATAGTTCCAGTAAAGTTAGGAGTAGCACTTTGTGGAGTGCCATAAAGGATACTTGCATATTTTGAATACAAGTCTGTAGGGGCATTAGAAAACTGAAGGGCTGCTTGATTATTTCCAAGAGCAGCACCAATACCTTGAAATCCCATAGTGCCTAAAGTTCCCGCAGCACCAATTTGTTGTCCAGTAATATTAGATATAGCACTAGCAACTGCTTGAGATTGTCTTTGTTTATCTAAAGATGCTAAATTGGCATCTGCTAAAGCAGCTCTTGATGATCCTAAATTACCAGAACCACCAAATGAAGCAGTTTGTTGATTTCTTAATTCTCTAGTTTGTTCTTGAATAGGTTGCGTGGCAGCAGCCAATTGATTCTTTATATAATTAGGATCAATAATGCTTTTTAATGTTTCAGCAGATGTTCCAATAGCATTAAGTGAAGGTTGATTTAATTGATTTGCAGTACCAAGCGAAGTATTAAATCCTTGTAATGCACCTTTGTTTAAATAAGGAGAAGACATATCATAAACATTTTGTGCTCCACCAGTTGCTTTTTGATATGAAGGCAAAAATGTATTCTTAAAAGCTTCTGTTTGAGCTTTTAAAAGATCACTCTGTTCTGGAGTTAAAGTTGGTGTAGTTGTGCTTGACCCACTTCCTCCACCAAGAGAAACAACAGTAAATCTAGGCACAAGACCAATAAATTTAAATAGATGGCTTAGTTTCAACATTTAGATGTTCCTTACGATAATCATCAAATCTTTCAAAAAAGATTGTTTTCCACATTTTAGGCAAATACTCTTTTGCCTTTTCAGGACCAACACAAAGATAGATTGAGTAAGCAATAATGTTTCCCGCTGCGTATCTCAAACTATGCGATATTTCAATTCCGTGTTCATCTTTTTCTTTTTCCAATTGATTGGCGGTTTCATAAGAAGAAATGACCGTTATCCACATTGGCATTATTTGATATTGAATTTGTCTATAAAAAGCATTCATAGGCAAATATATCAAACACATTGAAAATACTTTATTAATTAAATCTTCTGATGTTTCTTTATCTTTGTCTACCAAATCATCCCATATATGGGAAATGAAAACAAACATATTAAACATTTCCAAGGCATCTTTATCGCCTCCAAACCATTCCAATCTTTCAGAAACTACTTGTTCATTGGCTTCCATTAAATCCACTTTGCATATTATTATTAGGCATTCCCATCATGGGTTGCCCTGATGTTGCTGAATTAGTCACATTACCCTTACCCATTGGCATATCAGGCATAGACTGACCTGACTGAATAGGATACTGATTACCATCTTGGTTGCCTGTAGACAACGTAGGTTGTTGCGGTAACGTAGGTTGCATACCCATTGATGATTGAGCTTGGTTTTGTACTGGAGCACCCATATTAATCCTTTTGGTGAATTTTACCGATGTTTACGATTAAAGGCTATTTCTTTGTAAATCAACATAATGCCACAAATCATCGTTTCTATACGTTCCTGTAGGTTTGTCTGGACACCATGAAAGGGGAGGCCCATTTAATTCTTTGTAATCATCGCCTTCAACTGTAAAAGATTGCATAGTTTGGTTTAATAAAAAATTACCGTTTGCATCTACCAAACCTACTAAAAACCTAACAAGAATATTAGGAATTTCTTGAATATCATTAATTGCTTCAGTAACTGTGGTTGATGGAATTGTGATTGTTCTACTCATAAATATACCTTTAATTAGATATCCAAACGGGAATTTGATACGAAACTCCGTTAATATAAAATTCAAGCCATTGGTTGTTACCAGAATTTGTTCCAGGTTTATTTGTTCCTACAAAAGTGGCAACACTTGATCCTACTGTAGGACCTTGATAAAAATACATTGGAATATTAGAAAGTTGTCCAACCAAATTAACTGTATTTTGTGCATATAAATTATTTACAAGATTAGTACTAGAGGTTCCTATTGGGCCTTGAGAGTAAACCCCATAAGTTCCACCTTGAGCAGTTATACCTCTTGCCCCACCTACAGCAGTAATTGCCGTACCGACAGTAGAATTAGCAGTTAGTCCATATCCAGTTACAGAATCACCCTGTATTGCACTTCCAGAGCTTGAGTTTCCATAAACACCTATACCAGTAGAACCTGAAGAACTTAATGCGTAAACCCCAAATCTTTGGGTATTAGATAGATTAGCTACAACTGCTGCATAACTTCCTGACCCTGTTGGAGAAGCTCCATCAAATTGAGAAATTCCTCTTCCATAAATGCTATTTAAATACATATTTCCAGTAGTTCGCTGAATGTAATATCCAGCAGTACCCAAAGGAGAATAAGGCCCTGAAGTAGGAGGGATTCCACCATCCCAGTTGTCAGATCGAATATCTTGAAAAACAGAAGCAGCAACTGGAGCACCCCATTGGGTTTGACCCGCAGGAATGCCACTTATGGTTCCTGAGCTACCATTGTATTGTCCAAAAATATACCAAATGACATTGCCAACTGTAACGGAACCAGGTGCGGTCAATGTCCACCCAGTTGGGGCTACAGGTCCCGTAGTATTGGATGGAGTAGCAGGAACGCCACTTGATTGGTTTTGTTGTAAATAGGCAGTTAAAGAACTAAGCCCAGTACTTCCCGTAGTGCCTGTTGCGCCATTTGCGCTAAATTGCACAATTGGGTAAGCAACATTAGTCCAATCTATGACTGAAGTTGCAGTATTAGAATTTGCAGTAATTGGCACAAAGATAGCCCATTGGACATACCCTGCTGTGCTGTTGGTAGAAGGGGTTGCAGTCCATCCAGAAGGAGCTGTAAAGGAGGCAGTAGCCCAAGTATATGTTGAGGTTGTTGAAGGTCTTGCAGGGGCACTTCCAGATGTCCATTGGTATATAGCAGGGATAGCTACATTTTGGGTGCTTGTTGTCGTGACAATGTCTATGTCAATTGCAGTCCCAGGGTCTATAACGTAATAAGCACTTGGAGCAGTTGGGCTTACAAAAAAATCAATTTGCCTACCTCCAGCTACCGTGTAATAAAGATAATTGGTAGTCCCAAATCCAGTTGTTTTATTCCAAATATAATCATTAGGCTCAGTAGATTCAGTTGAACTATTGTTATTTCTAATCCCGTAATAAATAGCATTTGTAGGTACATTACTAAATCCTACTGAACCATCATACGATGTAGCATACTTAATTTGAATGTATTTATAAAGATTAGATATTCTTCCAGTAGGACCCGCAATAATTCCATTTGCTATATCAATAGAAACATTAGAACCAAAATTACTTAAAAGGTAATTAATGGCATCAGAAATTTCATTCAGATTAGGGTTGGAATTTAAAGCAAAAGGCATTAGTAAGCATCCTCAGTAACCGTTGCTTGCCAATTCATAGCAGTCAAATTAAAAGAATTTGTAGCATCATTTGATTCAATTTTGATAGCAACTGTTCTAAACGTATTTTGTTGAGTAGTCACCCAAGGATTGTCTGTAACAATAGAAACCGTTCCAGTTTGCCCATAAACCGCAGTTTGAGCAGTTGAATTGGCTCCTCCTACCGTGATATTGATGGTTCCAGTTCCTGATATTTCAGGCATCAATCGGTGTATATATACTTTAGAAGAAAAAGAAACAGGGCCATCAGTACTGACCAAAGCAACATTTGTACGCTCAAAAAGCACAGGAATAGTATTTCCACTAAAAGAGTTTCCTATTGAAGTCTCTACAAGCTTTTGACTAGCAGTACCGCCTTTAGCATACACCACGGCTCTTGAGGCAAGATTAAAGTAATCAGTTGATGCATCTATCCATCTTGGTCCCTCGCACCCTGCACAGGCGTATTGAACGTCTTTAGGAGCATTCCATACTTGCAAGTCATATCTCCATGAAAGCATTTTATTGCACCATGAAGTACTGTTCTTGTCTGGATAGTAAATCTCGATCTGGTTCTTTTGGGTATTGTTGACCATAAACATACGGTCAGCATAAGGTTGCCCCGCAGAATCTAGTGCGGTATTGATGTTGGAAAAGAAATAATCCCTAACCCTTTGATTGCCCAATGGCTGAAAGTTAGAACCATCAAACACCCAAATGTCCCTAGCATCAACACCATATACATTGGAATCGGTATTTGACCAACAATTATTGTTGAAAAGCCCTCTACCTTGATTAAATAAGCGTATACCAAAGATGGGAGCATTAGAAGACTGATAAGCAATGGGAGAAAAAACAACCGTATCCCAATAGGAACATACATAGAAATTACCTCCTAAAAAGAATCCGTCAATGATGGGACCACGAACGGGAATCTCAACTTCATTAGCCACATTAGATAACTTTGGAGACCAATCTGTAGGAACACCCGTATTTGCAAATTGTTGAGACCATCTAACCGTAGTTGGATAGTTGATGACACTTCCTGAAGCATATGTTTTAGTTAAATTACCCGCAATAAGGATATTGCCCACATTCGGTGAGCAGAAGTTTCGCATAAAGTTAGCTACTACTTTTGTTACAGATGGGGAAAGTCCTATTTCGTAATTCCAAATATAGTTATTAGGCGCAGCATCATAATAATAAATTTCATCTTGAGTTGCTCTGTAATACATTGGAGCACTTAAACCATCGTTTATAAAAAATACGTTTCCTACCCAAGAAGTAGTAATGTTGATGTTTTCTGTATATAAATCAATATATGCACTAGGATTTGCTCCGTAGCCTGGGGTAATATTTTTAACTGCGCCAGTTGCTTTTACTTGATACCATCTACCATGATTTGATGAATCTCTGGTTGCAACAAGATATGACCAAACAACGGCATTTGGGTCTCCAGTATTTTGCAAAAATCCACCGTCCATGAATAAGGCAATATTGGGGATGGTAACAATAATATCCACTTCACCAAATACCTTTTTAATCCCTCTAACGTCAGCTTCCACGTTTAAGCCTGAGTTGTACTCATTGGGCCCCAAAGCATTGCTAGGAACATCTGGAGTAAAACTCATGTTCGAGAAAGGAGTTCTTAACGGGGTATATTCGCTCATGGTGTTTAATAGTGGAAGTTGAGCATCGTTTTAATTTTACCAAGTTCTAGAATAATTCCAATGCTTTTATTACCTCATTTGGGTCTACATAGACATCTGGGACATATTCTTGCTCTTCCCAGATAATAAATTGAAATTTAGTCAAACAATCCCTACTTTTGAGAAGATTGACGTTTTCAGGATGTCCAAAGATCAAAGGGTCTGATCTGGAGAACAAAACTATTCCTTTCTTGCCTTCCCTCCAAGCCATATGTTGAAAGAACGAATCGCACCCAATCCAAGTGCGACATTCCTTTAAAAGTGCTCTAAGTTCATCAAAACTAAGATTTACCCTGAAATCCTCACACAATTGCTTTTCACCAGGTATACCAATCTGGACTACAGGTTCCTTGATGCCTTTAAGGACTTCTTCCCAATAAGGGTAGTTCTTAGGGTTTTCTTTGCCATTCCTTAGAGCCTTGGAATAGGGGCTGATAATAATCATAAGTACAACTTTCTAAAAGCGTTCTCTAAAGAACCCTTCCATTCCCATTGGGACATTTTCAAATAGATATTCCATTGATCTAAGTTACCAAACCCCCGCTCTGCATGAGCAATAGCATGACCAGGCACAATGTCTGGATAACAAGAAAATATCAAAGGCTTCTTGATTTCTGGCAATATTTTGGAAAAGACTATGTGATCTCCTAAACCGCAGTTTAATACCACAATGGTATGGTCTCTGTATTGCATAAAATTAGCAAAGATTTGCTCATCATGGATGTACAAGGATTCATCAGTCTCGCTCCTTATACCGCCATCAGGGTTCTTTAAATGCCATGTAATAGCATCAGGAACCACATAGAGCTTAAATCCTCTCTGATGTAGCCCGTAGCTAAACAAAGTTTCTTCACGGTGCGCTACCCTAGAAAGCCCTGTGTTGTAGTCATACTCCCCTGCTCGGTAGACAAAACTACAATGCAAGTGCTCTACTTGTTGTTCTTTGGTAATAAGTCCCCATTGGATGTTGGGTTCTTCGTTGATCTTTTCTATTTTCCCAGTAGCCTTAAATGGTTTAGGTAATGGAGGAGTCAGGATCGAGCCTCCTACCGCCCCTGCATTCTTGCGTATAGCATAACTTAACAAGGTTCTAAGCACATGAGGTTCTGGGATGCAATCATCGTCCATTCTCCAAACCCATTTGTAGCCCATTATGTTGGCAGTCTGGTGGTTCCAATGAGTTCCCTTTTTATGAGCAAAAACCCATTCCCATTCAATGTTCTTTAACTCCATCATCTGGAACAGGTTCTTGTAGATCAGTTCCTCACGAACATCTCTAGGCTCATCGTTGTCATCAAAGATAATGAGCTTATCGGGTATCTTTGTTTGGTTAACTATTGCTGCCAATGCTAGAGGAAGTGTGGTGTCGTATCGGCCTCTAGTCCCGATGGAGCAAAGCACACTATCCACGGTCCCACCTTAGAATCATCAAGTTACATTGGTTTTCTTTGCTGATCGGAGTGGCGGTATCGGATACCCGTCCGTTTTGATCAATGTAGTTAAACTGAAACCCCTTAAAGTGAGATTCATTGAGTCCGTGTATCTTGTGGTGCGGTCCCCAGAAACCTACAGGCTCATTCCAAGGCACGGTGATTAGTAGCCTATCACAATGATTTTTAAGCTCTTCTACGATCTCTAAACCGTTATCTAGGTGCTCTATGACCTCAAAGGCAATGATGGTGTCGTAGTGGTCTAGGGCTACTTGGTTGATGTCACCCTGAACAAACTGAGCTTTTTCTAACCAGTTCTGTTCTTGGGCAACACTAATAATGACAGGATCGTAATCAAGTCCAAGATAGTCTACATCGTTGGGTAGGAATTGACATCCATAACCAGAAGAGCATCCTAGTTCAAAAACCTTTTTACCCAGTAGATTTTGATTAGCCCACATATATCGTGTAGCTTCTCTAGGTAAAACAGGGTCTCCTTTTAGGAATACTGCTCTTTCGTAATTATTGGTTAAAGCCCATCGATACCATTCTGGGTGAAGTTCTTTTGCTAGTTTTATACAATGAATCTTGAGAATATCTTCCCATTGTGTCTTTACATCCAAGCCATACATATTACATTTCCAATTTTAGTTAATAATTTCTACCCAGTTAATTGTATCTTCATCCCATCTGTACATTTTAGGTGGGTCACCTTGACCTGCATCACTAGGCATAGCTACTGGCGCATCCCATCTGCAAGTAGTTTCATTCAAAACCCATGAAGCATAAGGTTTTGGAGGTATAAAAGCATCACGGTCTTTGTCATAGGTATATCCAATACCCGCATAATTCTTTCTGATGTTGCCGTTATAACTTGTTTTTACCCAAGTGCCACCAAGCAAACGCTCACAAAAGGCAATACCAATAGATTCTTTCTCATCGCCTTGAGCAGTTGAAGTGTCTGCATTGCTAACCACAATGACTTGCGTCACCACGTTATTTGTATCTAGTTGGGCAAAGTGTGCCATTATCTACCTCCAAGTTCTTTAATTTGTTCGTCTGTCCAAATGGTGTTGATTGATTCTTCAAAAGCCTTAATCTTTTCCATCGTTGCATCTATTTCTTCCCAAGTTGGGCACGGTCTAGGGTCATCCCACTCAGTAATATCACGGTTGGATATTTGCCATTTGGCATTGGGTCTGAGCAGTTGCATTGCTGTGTCAATGCCGTAGAGTTGGAGTATTTTTACCATGTGATGATTACAATTCCTGAACCGCCATTACCGCCATTCAACGGGGTATATGCTGAGCCACCATTGCCACCTCCACCGCCACCTAAATTTGCAGTTCCAGCAGTAGCATTTGTAGTTTGATATGCGCCTGTGCCACCTCCACCAGTACCTCCAGCACCACCTATATTAGAATTAGTGTAGCCACCGCCTCCTCCTCCTCCAGCATAGGTAACGCTACTTCCGCTATAGCTGTTTGCAGTCCCATTTCCACCCGCATAACCAGCTAGTTGCCCAGTTCCACCACCTCCAGCCGCACTTGCGCCTCCACCTCCACCGCCACCATAAACATTGTTTATAACTGAACCACCAACATTACCTTGACCTGATGTTGCAGAACCTCCTACTTGTCCCGCACTACCGCCAGAAGAACCACCCCCTGATCCACCTGACAAACCATTATTTGAACTTGTACCAGAGTTACCACCACCGCCTCCACCAACTGAACCTGTTGATCCATTGACTAAAGTACCAAATTTAGAATTACCACCTGAACCACCATTGCCTTCTGTTGTTGCTCCAGCACCTCCTCCACCAACAGTAATTGCATAAGTAGTACCAGCAGTTACAGAAAGACCTGTGCCTGTTAAAAATCCACCAGCACCTCCACCTCCAGCCGCAGAATAACTGCCTCCAGTAAAAGTTCCACCACCACCACCACCACCACCTACAACAAGGTAATTGACGCTTGTCACGCCTGTAGGTGCAGTCCATGAACCTGAACCAGTAAAGACCGATGTTGTTGTTGTGGATGGGACTAAATAAGAAATGATGACTACACCTGAACCGCCGTTAGAAGCAATTCCACTACCTCCATAAGAACCTCCCGAGCCACCACCAGTATTTGCAGTTCCCGCAGTTGATGTTTGATTTATAACAGCTCCTGCACCACCACCGCCAGAACCTCCAGAACCCGCAGTTCCGATGCCAACGGCCCCTCCACCACCACCCGCATAAGTGACGCTACTGCCAGTTATGCTTGATGCTGTACCAGAACCTCCATTTCCTCCTAAACCAGTCGATGGTACTGTTCCATTACCACCAACAGCACTTGATCCTCCACCGCCTCCAAAGGCATCAGCACTACTTATTACAGTTTTTCCACCAGCATTACCTTGCCCTGATGTTCCACTAGAAACAGTTGTTGAATTTGTATATCCATTACCACCACCAGAACCACCAGATGCGCCAACTGCATTACCGTTGCCCCAATCTACACTTTCAGCACCGCCTTGACCGCCACCAACTGATCCAGTAGAACCATTGACCAAAGAACCAATTTTAGAATTTGATCCTGCTGTTGTACTTGATCTATTGTTATATGTTTGTCCTGTTCCTCCTCCTCCTACTGTAATTGCATAAGTTGTACCTGGAGTAACAGACAATCCTGACCCCGCTAAATATCCTCCAGCACCTCCACCTCCACCGTTTACACTTCCAGCTCCACCACCACCTACGCATAGGTAATCAACGCTAGTAACCCCAGTAGGAGCAGTCCAACTGCTTGTAGAGTTAAATTGTTGAATTACTCGGTAAAAAGAAACTGCTTTCTTACCAGTAAAAAAGAAATTAGGTGCGCCAAACATATTATGCAAACGCCTGTGCAAATGTTCCGTACCAGTTTGTACCGTCAGACACAAAACTAAGAATATCCACCGCAGATGCTGTAGCAGTTATAGTTGGGGCAGTACCACCAGGCCATTTAACGCTAGTAAATGTTGCTGTGGTCATTCCACTAGATGCTTGAATTAGTTTAAGAATAAATGATTTACCCGCAGTAGCTGTTGGCATTGTAAATGTGCAAGGTGTTGATGCTGTTAATGTTGCCGTCAATACTGTGCCAGTTGTTAACGCCAATGTGCTTGTTGACCCTACCGTTCCTACTGCTTGAAGTGTTTCAACATAATTAGTAACTGTTGGATTGGTAAGGGTCTTATTGGTAAATGTCTCAGAACCCGCTAATGTGGCCAGAGTACCAGTTGTGGGCAATGTGACTGTTGTGGTTCCTGTTGCTGTTAGAGTGGTGCTATATGCTCCACTTGTTACCAATGTTGAACCATCAGCCAAAGTCAATGTTGCTGATGTTGCTGGAGCTGTTAAAGCAACCTTGTTTACACTTGTTGCCGTTGCGACTCCAATGGTAGGAGTTGTTAAAGTTGGAGAAGTTGAAAATACTAAATTGGTAGAAGTAGTTCCAGTTGCACCAGATGCCGTATAACCAGTTATATTGTTAAACGATGTAATGCTTGCAGTACTTGCATTTGTTCCACCATTTGCTATGGGCAAAACACCCGTAACTCCTGTTGTTAAACTAATGCTTGATTGAATCGTCTTTAAATTACCATTTGTATCCGTAGTTCCATCAGTTGACCATGTATCACCAACTTGCAAAGTTACTTTGGCAATATTTCTAAGAGTGCTTGCGTTGTTTAAAGTAACAGTAATTGTTACCGCAGCAGTATCTCGGTTTTCAACATAAATTGTTTTAATCAATCTGCGAGTAGATGCAGCAGGTGAAGCCACCAATGTGACTTGAGTAGTGCCATTCAATGCACCATCACTAGAACCCTCAACAAAGGTTGTTCCATTGTCATCAGAGTAAGCAGTTACAAAGTCAGGATTTGTCGTGGCAGGAGCACCTGACATTGCTACCGTGATCGATTTGGTTGTTGTATCTAAAACTAACATTTTGAACCCTTATCTTGAAATGAACCATGCAAATGCAGAGCCACCAGTTCCAGTAGAACCCGTACCAGAATATCCACTAAATCCACTTACACCTGAAACACCTGAATACCCTGAATAACCAGAAGTGCCAATACCTGAATAACCTGAATATCCACTTACACCCGATCCAGAATAACCTGAAATACCTGAAAAACCTGATATTCCAGAATACCCACTATAGCCACTATAACCAGATTGAGTATATGTGACTTGTGTTGCAGTAAGAATGATTGATGGTGTTCTTGGGAACGAGCCACCAGCGGCTACCGTTTCAAGATATACACTTGTATTTGAAGTCAACCAATAAACTTGAATGTAGTCACCCGCAGTCAAACTTAAAACATAATTAACCGTCAAAATCTCTGAACTATATGCGCTTCCTTGTTTATCAGGAACATCATAATGAGAGTTGGTGTCTGGTATATCTGTTCCGTTTTTACGCAACCAAACATCTGTATTCCCAAGTGCCGTGCTATGGTTGGTAAATTGAATGGAGAATGTAATACTGTAAACACCAGTATTTGCAAATGTGACTCGACTACTGGATGCGACAGATACACCAGTATTTCCAGTATCAGCACTATTTATTGTGATGGCATAAGGAGTGTTGATTGCAGCAGCGGTCTGAGTTGTTGTATCCCAAAATGATCCCCAAAAGCCTCTTGTACCACCCGCACCAACAGCTCCAGAATAGCCTGAATAACCGCTATAGCCCGAAACACCACTACCCGAATACCCAGATATACCTGAACCAGAATAACCGCTTATACCGCTATATCCTGAGATTCCACTAAAGCCTGAAATACCAGAGTATCCCGAAGTTCCTATTCCACTATATCCGCTGTAACCAGATGTACCCGATCCTGAATATCCTGATACTCCACTTCCAGAATATCCACTTATGCCTGAATAGCCTGAAATGCCAGAAAATCCTGATATGCCTGAATAACCGCTGTAACCCGATCTACCAGAATAACCACTAGCCCCCGATGCACCCAATTGAACAAAAGGAGCTGGGGCTGACCAAGTAAATGTAGTTCCTGTCTTAGAGTTAACAAACGCTATGGATACCCAAACAATGTTCGTAGGGCTTACAGGAGGACTTTGAACCCATCCTGTAGGAGGTACACCTACATTGGTGAGGAAGTTCCATGAGCCACCCGTGGGTGTCGCAGGGGCAGTTGCTGATTCATAAAAGATAAACCATTCAAAATAGGTTCCACTAAAGGATACAGTATTCCCATACAGACCAACTGTTTCAACTGACTGACCGTATAAACCACCTGTTGCCATGATTGATCCTTATCTGAAACTATAACGATAGTCTCTAGGCTGAAACTCTGATGTGAGATGTTGATCTCCACCACGCCATTTATCTTTAAAGTTCTGATCTTCAATAAGACCATAAGCCTCATCAAACCTTGCTCTCCACTTTTCAGCTTCAGATGTATTCTTGTTCTTGTCGTAATAAGACTCTAAAGTACCGTAGAAGTAGCCTTCAGGGAAGGTTGCCAATACAGAGTTATTCTGAACCAAAGGATCTGTTACATCTGAAGTTGCGCTAAAAAGAAAAGGAAATGTCTTTTGGTAATAGGCAAGAATCTGAACGCCAGAGCCAGGGTTTGGGGTAAAAACGTAGTTAGGACCCACTTCAGAGAAAGATGCACGAATTACCCTTGGTACTCCAAAAGGTTTGACGTACAACTGGTCAATCATCTTTCTGCGAATGATCTCTCTATCCCCTACACGGTCATAGATGATCCAAGGACCAAAGCCCGCAGCGTTGGAACCTGGCTCAACAGCAGAACTGGGCGTTTGTTGGAAAAACAAAATAGGCCAATTCATATCCGCAGGGATAGGAGCCAATCCTTGAGCATTTGTGGTTAGATAATCTGGAGTGGTTGCGTTATAAGGGTCAGAACGCAATGCGGGGAGTTCTACCGTCCTCATCTTGAGTTCTGCCATCTGAATAGAGTTTTGTATCTCCAAGACAGATTGAGTGGGCAGTTTTAGAAGAGCAGTTGGGAAAGTTGCAGTACTCCAGATCAAGTCTGGGTCATTGACGGTAATGGTGGATACGCCTACCGCAGTAACCACGGTAAAAGGAAAGCTCATGTTGTAACCAACAAAGTCCCCTACATTCAATACACCCACCAAAGAAGAGGCAGTTCCTATAGACCCACTACCAGAAGTATAAGAAGTGGCATTAACGCTAGTAGATGAGGCTATGGCTCCTACCCAAGATGCAACACGGCTTACAAGAGTATTGGCAGACTGGATAAATTGAGCCATAAGTTTCCTTAACGTGTCGGTATAGCAGGATTATAAGGTATTGGTATCTTTCCGCTAGGGTGACAAACAAAATCTGAGTAATATTCGTTCACTATTGCGTAAAAAAGAATCTTGTCTTTTTTCTCTTTCTTGATCAGTTCCCAAGGACGATTATTAAACCATCTAGACTCAATTTCGTGGGCAAAGCATTTAGGCAATTCCATTACATGAGCAGTACCCGCAAAGAATGGATTGTCTGTGCCATGTTTGGCATAAAACTCTCTTCTTTCTTTACAAAATTCTTTTATATTTTCTACATTGTGTTGAGTGTATTGAACATACCTCTCTCCATCAATTGCCCCAACTTTATAGTCTAGGTTAGTCGTCTTGAATGTTTGTGACCATGTACCCGATTTAACTTCATTGAACAGTTTGTCGTTTTGACGGAAAACCCCATCAAAACCAGCCTCCAGATTACCTTTTAAATAATAATCTTCGCTTACTTCATCTGTTTCATACTTTTCCATGCATTTAACTCCTTTCCAAAGGAGGCTCCGTAGAACCCCCTTCAGAAAACCGTTTAGGTCAAATAACGCTTAACTTGCGTTGATGTTCTAGCAGCAGTAACCGCAGTACCCGTTGGGCTAACCGCAGCGAGAACCGCTACACCCGCAGGATTGCGAACAATCAATGTACCTTCCATGATGTATTGATCCAAAGAAGCATCAGCGTTTGAGAACACTTCGTTATTTGGGCCAAGCTCACGGAGTGAACCCCATTGGATGACATCAGGATTTAAGAACAATGCAGAAGTATTGTCTGAACCTGTTTGGTCCATGATCCAACTGTCATCGATCTGATAGGTATAGTTGAAGTCACCTTCGTATGTACCAATCGTGTCACCTTTGTCAGCAGGGTTGAACCTGTTGATTGAACGGCTTGTAGGCATCTGATCAGAAATATGGGTTCTCATTGAAGTGGGAACAACCATGTTGGTGATTTTTGCGTTAAAGCGTTGTTCAGCAGTTGTTACCAATTGCTTGTACAAGAATGGGCTGAATTGCTGAAGAGTTACGCCAGAAGCACTTGCGGTGAAACTGAAATAACCCAAACCTGCATTAGACAAAGAACCGTTAAAAGGTGTGTTAGTGCTAACACCACTAGTTACGTCATTGGCATCAGATGTTGCAAGGTTCAATACGTCTGTACCAGAAGCAGCATTGCCTGAACGTGTTCCTGCAAACGAAAACAAAGAACCAAATCTTCGTCCTTGGTTAACAGAAGTTACGCCAGAAGGTTGTGTACCTGCTTGACCTGAGTACTTGATTGAACCACCGTCTGCACGAACCATCTGGAGTTCTACGTCAAACATAATCTCAGTCAATTGCTTGACTTCTTGATATGCTTGTGGGTCACCACCAGCTTGTTCAACCGCACGGGCTGTACCTGTAGCACCAATCACAGTTGTAAAAATCTGTGTGTAGTTACCGCAGTTAGCACGGGTGTTTGAAGATGCAGTTGTAGAGTCTACGGCAGCTCCTTCCAATCTAGCGTTTAAGCCAGGTACACGGAAGTAGTCGATAGGCCAAATGTGCAAAGTTGAATTAACTTTACGCTTTTTGGACATAGCCATATTTGTTAAAGGCGTTCTGTCTTTAACGTAGTTGGAGACTGTTAAGTCCATGTCTTTAACAACGATATCGGTATTATATGTACCGTTACCATTGCCAAGTGATGTTGATGTAATCGTTGCCATCTGAAATACTCCTAAAGTTACTTACGTCTTTTGTTTGACGCAAGCATGGTTGCTAAAAGATCCCTAGCCGCATTCTTATCGCCTTTATCAGCACGTTTCTGAAGGTCTTCAGTTGGATCAGGCATACTTGTTTTACCTTTAGCAGTTTGCTTGCCCGCAGCAGCGAGTGAGCCTCCAGCATTCTTAATCTTTGGTCCTTCTCTGAACTTAAGTCCATCCCTGACCAAACTTAACAGGTATTCATCACTAGACACCAAATCAATATTTGGAATGCCTGGGACGATTGCAAGATTTGCACCTTTCCAATCCCTAGCCAACTTATCCCGTAATTCGGTGTAGTGGGCTTTGTTGGACAATTCTTTATCCGTAAAACTTTGTCTTGCTTGTTCTAATTGCTGAGAAACAAGCTGACTCCGTTGTTGAAAAAATTGTTCAACTTTAGGACGATTCGTTTGAATAAATTGTGACTTTTCTTGGATCAATTCTTGGTTTCGAGCAATTGCTGCTTGAGCTTCAGATTGACGTACAGGATCAGTCGCATTTTGTAGAATACGGTTCCATTCTTGGTTATATTTTTGAATTGTGATTAATTCATCAGCTACAGCTTGTAACTCAGGAACTATGGTCAACTCTAAACCAATTTGTAACCCATCTATTTCATTCCTACGTTTCACTTCAAATTCTTCAAACTCGGCTCTATCAGCTTTCAGTTTGCGGGAATTTTCATCCAAAGCACTTGTTTGACCAAGAAGAGTAGCCGCCTTCTTTGCAGTTAACTCAACAAAACCGCCTTCTACGTTTTTATTGGGTATTTTGAACTTTAAATCAGGATTCTCTTCAGCAAATGCAAAGAAATTGACTGTATCGTTATCTCCTTCGGAGGACTCTACACTATTCTCTTCATCTACTGTTTCTTCAGTCTCACTCACGCTTTCTTCAGGTTCGCTTCCATCTTCAGGTTGCGCCTGTGGGGTAGGGGATGACTCCTCTACTTGTCCACCTGGTGGCGGTGTGCTTCCATTGGGCTGTGGACTGTTTCGTCTGTTGACGGCAATCATTTCAGCTATGTTGGCAACTGGGTCACCAGTTTGTTGGGTAACGGTCTCAGGTGAGGTCACGTTTTCCATTAGTTTATCCTATTCTATAAAAAATGTTAATTCTTTTTATCGATTTGTGTTTGCACACTAGACGATAAGTAAACGGTCAATTCAATGAAATCAATAAAATCCCTTGCTCCACTTATAAAGTGGGCATCCCGAATTCTATCCAAATCGGTCTTTGCATCCTCCATTCTTTCCATCAAGCTAAATCTATAAAGATTGAACATCAAAGCAAAATCTGAGTTTTTAAGAAGACGGGTGGCTATTTCCCCGTTTTCTATAAAGACTACCTGTTTTTCAACTTGGTCACTTTTGACATCTCGATGCTTGGTTCGCCTATTGAAGTACTCAGTTATGTTCCCTAATAAACTTTTCATTTTGCTCCTTAATCTACTTGCACCGCACTTAACTTGTTTCTAGAAGCAGCCAATGATTCAAACATATTGTCGGTATCAATGTCATCGGTCTTCTTCTTGATAAATTGAGTATTTGCCACGGTCTCTTGTGCTTTAGCCAATTGAACTTGAGTCTTAGATTTGATTTGCTCATCTTGTGAAGATGGTGGTTTCTGAGACATGAATTGGCTGATCTTGGTCCATTCTTCCAAAGTTGGTAAATAAGCATCAAGGTGCTTGATGCCCAATGACCTTAAAGTGTCCTCATAAGGTAACCTGAGTTTAGTAAACATTTCAGGCATTTGAGGGGGGACTTGCATCATGGCTTGACCAAATTGTTGTTGGGCAGCGGTGATGAGTTGTTGACGAGTCAGTCTGTTTTCTTCAGACATAAAGCCCATTGCCAAATCCAAACTTATCATTTTGCGGTCAATAAATTGGTAATTCTCAACTGCCATTGCATCCAAAAATCCACCAGAGTTTTGTGAGCAAGCGTGAGCCAATTGCTGGATGTTATAGTCATCAGAGTATTGGATCATGGTTTTCCATGTCAGATAGATAACGTCTTTGAGACCAATGGCGCAATTCTTGACCATTTCGTCTTGGATTAACTGGTTGGGTCCCATAGCGGTCTGAAGCTTGAATCCAGAGTTTCCGTCTTTCATCACTTCAGGATTGAGCGTATCCCCAGGTGAGGTCATCCCAATCATTGCCATTTTTTCACCGTCAAATCTTGCCATAGAAGATTGGACATATCCAAGGTTTCCTTGGAGTGCTTGTGGCTCCCAAACGTGTTTATTAGGATCAAACTTTCTATCCAAAATAAACATGGCAGATACACCACGTTGGATTTCTTCAGCATCTAAGAACTCAGGGTTTACACCTATTCTTGGTGTAGAAGATTGAAGCGCAAAAGCCAGTTCAGCTCTGCGGATAGAAGTGGCATATTCTTGCATGGGCACTAAACGCTCACCCAATGAATACCCAAAGAAATTACCAACAAGGGGCTTGGGGTTCATGTTAGCCAATGGAATAAAGTCCACTTCCTTGGCATACAGAATGTAAGAACCTGAATAACATAACTCAATAATTTCTTCTTCGCCATCATTGTCAATGTCTTTTCTGAGCCAAACCGTAGTCAGCATGACCACTCTGGAATAACGATCTGCACCTTGAGAGGCAATGACACCTTGACCAGGTACGGGGGTTGAGTCTCTGGCATGAAGAGCCAAATCATTCTCTAGAGCACCCGCTTGGTAAGCACCAGCAGGACCATAGGCAGCGTGATCGGCAAACTTTTCAAGGTCAATGTAAGGATAGAGAACCTTGGCCTCATGGATGGTCATTGGGTCATAGAACCCAATAAAGTCTTGATCGGCAATCTTAGGAACGGTTGGGTTGCATACAAAGTAATGTTGGGCAACGTGCTTGATCTTGATGTTTGTTGAGTATCCAGTTAACTTGTATTTGGCTTTATAAATAGTGTTATTTTTTAAAGCATCGTTCAGTTCTTCGCCTTGGGTTTCTGGACCGTCTTCTTCTGAAGGTTGCATCATTTCAGCCATTGCACCTTGGATATTAACGTCTACACGTTTCATGTTTTGGCGTTTGGTGGTTAATCCTGAATCGGCAGCTTGGATTTCAAAAGCCCTTAATTGGTCTCTAGTGCCTTCAACTTCCTTGTACATGGTGACCGTTTCCCGAATGGGCATGACCATGACAATGCCGTTTTTATGAAGAAGTGAATCTTGTGCCCAATCCCTGATAATGGCATAAGCATCATTTCTATCATTGATAAAATACTTCACCATGTCGGTGGCTTGTTTGGCAGAAACAGCATCCAACTCATTAAACCGCCCAAATTCAAAGTTGACCTGACCATCTGGCATCAAACACTTGGTAATCACCGCAGTTGCATAGTCAATGCCTGGGGTCACAATAGGCGCAATGTAATCAATTCCACGAACAGGTTCAGTAGAGTTGGATACGGGGATTTGTAAGTAGTGGTAATCCGTAAATCGGTTGTAGGTATTCTTGGATTGTGTAAGTCTCAAGTAATCCACCATCTTGACATAGGCTTCGTGCGCTACTTGTTCGACAATCCCACGTTGACCAGTAGGACTAGCTAGGTTTTCTACCACCACGTTTTGTTTGTCTAACATTCTTATATCCTTTGTACCTTGCCCTCGATGGGCACAAACCTACGTTTTTCAAAGTTGTTAGCCCGACTGACAACGGATTCTCCATGACCTTGAATTAATGCAAGTATACCTATTCTTGCGGAATCTATACAGTCATCTGGATCGCTGAAACGGCCTTGTTGGTCTATGGCATAGTTGCGACATTCGTCTAGAAAGTCTCTACAAGACTCATTGATCATCAATGATCTACGCTCTAGCCCCATTCGCATTATATTGATTCCGTAGGCTTTGTGGTTGGTTACTTTACCTTGGTCATTGACAGGGTTTAGGATCGCCCCTGAAATGCAGTTAAGCCCGTAGCTATCTTCAAATACTTCCCTAACACTTTGTTCTGTAAGCGTGTACCTACCAGCGGTTGCTGCATCATGGGGTAACGCAATCGGGACACCCCTTGTTTCTCTGTCAAGCAAGTAATGAACATACTCATCTGGCGTTTCCCCTGTAGGGATTTTGATTTGCCTGTGTAGATAAATTGTCTCTTCAACTGGATCACGAAAAAAGAATGAGATAACGGTCGGATCATTTTTAATCCCTAAGTCAAAACTAATTAACCTCTCCAAAGATTCATTGTTCCTAAGTTCTATATCTGTGGCTTTGTAAGTAGGCCAATCCAATATAGGAAACACCACGCCTTGACCCACCAAAGGAATACCGTTAATTCGGCATTCTCGCTCCCAAGGCATAAAGTCTCTAGCCAACTGTTCACGCTCTGCTTTGGTGAAGAAAGGTTCATCCCATTCATTAACGTAGGGCACATCATCCCAAGTTACCCTGACATGGCAATATCCTTCGGTCTGATCCCAGAACTTTCTGACCAATCCTGTCAAACCTTTAAGGGGGGTAAAGGAACAAATGACCTGACCATTCCTACTGGCGGTACGCACCACAAGCTCGGAAAAAGTTTCATCTGGGGGTTGTTCATCCAAGACCACCAAGTCCAGTTCATACCCTTGAAGATGACGAGTCTCTTGGGTGTAATTAGAAAAATAAAGTTTAGACTTCCCACCTGTAACGTGCCATATCTCAATCGACAAGACATTGGCGCCATCGGCTCGGTAGGATTTAAAGTCAATAGTCTCTTTAGGTATAGCACCTGACCCCAATTTATAGCCTTGTTTGATATCGTCACACCCCAGTATTTTGGACTGTAGCGTTTTAGCAACTTGTTCCCAAGACTCCCCTGAGCACATGGCAATGATGGGTTGCTCAAAGACTTTGCCCTTCCATCCTTTGGGATATCGGCCTGTCAGGTGGTAGGCGGTCTCAAAGGTAGATGCAATGGTCTTGCCAGAACGGTTGGCAGCGATCATCCCTCTACGGGTATGGGTGGAGCCTGTGGCAAAGAACTTCTTTTGGTATTCAAAGGGCTTAAACCACTTAAGCTGATTAAATTGCATATCGTATGCAATCTTGTCCCTAGCGGTTTTCATTGCCATCTTTTGATCATCGGTCATCAGCTTAATGGCTTTTTTGCCACCAGAGACTTGAACCAAATACTTTAACGCCCTACTCTTGTATAGGGGTAGGACATAGTCGCTTGCTTCACTTTTTGCCATATTTTTCGGACATATCCAAGAGTATCTCTGCTGCGCTTGCTAGATAGAATATTTCTTCAGGGGTGAAAGTTTGTTCACCTCGAAGATTTTTTTCTAAAAGTTCAAGGCTTTTTCTGGCACAGATTTCTGTTTGATCAGGAAGTTTGTGCCTAAAGACTTTGGAGTAATCGTCCATTTAAGCCCAAGGATTGGCGATGTTCTTTTCGGTAAATGTGATGATGTCTTTGTCGATCAAAGGCCATATCCCTGCACCCTTTTCTCCGATACAGTATGAATAGATACCCCTTCCCTTTTCGGTGTAGGAACCATCTTGTCTTCTAAGAAGAATCTCTTCTGTACGGGGGTCTATCCATCCGTACTTTTCAGGTTGAGTTTGACCAAACTTATTGATTCTAGAACCGATTGCGACTTGTTCTACAGGGCCTGATATCTGATAGGTGATCATGCCATTTTCATACTTCCAGAAGTTGATCATTACCTTTTTATCAGACTGTGGGTCTAATGGGTGGGGCATATTGGTTGCGCCAAAGAAATGAATTCTGGCATCTTCTGGGGGAAGGTCTGTAGGTCTTGGGGGGATTTTTTTCATCTCATCGACAGGAATGAGTTCCTTGCGGTCTATGTAAGGATTTTCATCTGTCTGATAATCTTGGGGAATCTTCTTTCCTTCAAGAGCATTCTTAGCAACCAGGTACTGTTCTTCTTTTGGCTTACCAATTAAATCTAGAGCAATTTGAGTTTTGTCATAAACAAACTGCGACAGTTCTTTAGCCGTGGGTAAGTCGGCCTTTAAAGCCTCAACATCATAAGTAGCCATTTCAATTCCTTTTAAACGTTTTTAGGTACACTAGCTTTGGTAAATTTACCGCTGTTGCGAATGTTGTCGGTGTGTTGAGTGCTTACGGTATTGACCTTGTAGGCATCAAGTACCGCATTAGCCACGACAGCTCTACGCTCATTCTCGCCCTCAAACCCTTCGAGTTTGTTGTTAATGCCTTTGGTCAGGCCTTTGGACATTTGCTTGCCACCATCAATTATTTTTCCGTACATGGTATTCTCACTTTAAGTAGTTGGTGCGATCAGCGTTCATGTAGCCATCGTTGTGACAATTGCCATCGTACAACTGTTTGGCTTTGGCAACCATGACCTTTTGACCTATACCAGAGGTAACACCTACGTTGGTATTGGCGGTTGCTTTCATACACTTAGGAGCACCTTGGTTACCAGGGGGTTGGCTCAAGCTACCTTGAGGACGGGTTACAGCAGTCACACCTGTAGTGTGTGATGCCATCATTCTGCCGATGTTTCCCTTGCGATTGGGGGCTTGCGCCATCAATGTAGGAGCTTTGTTACCAGAAGTATATCCACTCATTTTTTGCCTTTCGGTTTGCGTTTGTTTTCAGATTCACGTTTCATAGCATAGGCAATTGCCACAGCTTGTTTTTCACCCTTACCAGCTTCACGCTCTGTAGCAATGTTCTTGCTCATAGCTTCTTTGCTCTTCGAGTTAATTAGTGGCATATTACACCTTTTTAAGAGATTCAAGAAAGTTTTCCAAAGCTTGTTCAGCATCTTCTTCCTCATCTTTCTGGATGTTTTGAACGTGCTCTATGGAGATTATAGGTGCTCTTGAGGATTCAAAGGGTGCTAATTTATCAGCAATTCTAGCCTTGTCTTTCATGTCCAGTTCATCAGATTGCATGGCATCTATCAAAACTTCCATAGCGGTCTTCAAGGGTGGCAGTCCCTTTTCTTGTCTTTCAGTATTCAGTCTATTAAAGAGTGCCCCATACTCGGTCACATTGTTGACCACAGACTTGGCCTTTGGGGTTCTCTTACCCGTAGCCAGTTCAATGGCTTTCTTTGTTTCTTTTACCGTATCCATTTAACCCCTTCCTTGGTATCTATCCAAGCATATGACCCATTGACAGTAAACCCACGTCTCTCATGCACCCTCATAAACCCTTCAAAGTCCTTCCTGATACTGGTAGAACACACAACAGGAATACCCCAAGTATCAGCCCATAAAAGATGTTGGTCAATCATAGCATTAAGTATCTTAATCCTTTGTTTAATAGGTAAAGACAAATCTATAAAGTGGAACTTACTGTGGCTGATCTCTTTTGTCGAGTAGGTAGCATACCCACCACGGTCAAACCAACAAAACCCCAATAACTTATCCACACCCTCCAAATAAGCAAAGTACTCCTTACCCTTATCAAACATCTGAACAGTAGCACACACCGTCATGTTCTTTCTAATAAAGCCTTCATCATACCCAAGAACACCAGACTCCCCCTCATACTGCTCCCTAAACGTATTAATAACTCTATCCACATCCCGTATAGGATCAACAAGTTGCCATTCCATATTAAGTTCTCCGTTGAGTGAGTATAACTTTTTGTAGAAAATTTGGGAATGGGTGAGTGGGCCCCCCCTTTTTCCCACAGTATCCAGTCGTACCCCCCCCTCCCCCCCTCGTTTGCTGGTGGTTTGCAGCGGGATAGGAAAAACCCTGTAGGGGGGTCC